GACACGAACAGTCGGTTGAAGCATCACAACCGTTTCACCGTAAGGAAAACTGGTCATATCATATCTCCCACAAAGGGCCAGCGTAGCCGTTAATATTCGACCCGCACGAGCAACCCTCACCCCACACAGTGGAACACACCTCAGAATGTGCATATCGACCATTAATAGTGGGGGTGATAGTGAACGCTTTACCAGCCCCCCTATCACCCTCACACAACTTCTTCAACGCAGCAATCTCGGAAGGCCACAACAAATTCGTGGGAGTATTCGACCGTGTAGTCTGAGCAAACGGGCCCGCCGACTCATACTGCACCTGCCCCGAAACCCCGGTATCATTCCAGCGCAACAAAGCCCTACGCAGAATAGCCTTAGCGGCATCCCTATATTTGAAATCCGGTTTAGCGATACAGGGGGCGACACTGACAGCCACAGCCTCCACATCGGCAATCATCGCCTCAAGCTTCCCCGCAGGAATATCGGCGAAAGGCTCAATATCCTCAGGCTTCAAAATGATACCCATCAACACCACCCCCTGCACATAGTACACATTCGCTTATCTTATATCAGTTACCAGCCGGAGGATTAGGATCAGGCTTCGGGGCCGGAGGCTTAGGGGCAGCCTTCTTCTTCACAACAGCAAACGAATCAAGCGACTCGATAGCCACATACAGCACAGCCTCGGCACGAACCATAACCTCGTTATGGCCCTTCAGGTCACGGCCAGTCTGATCCGGATCACCATACTCGATGATCTCGATCGGGAAGTTACGCTGGAAGCCCCAATGGACCGCAGAGAAATCACCCGCAATAGCCAAAACACCCGAGCCGCCATTAGCAATCTCCGGGGCGCCGGAAACAGTAGACGAGGCACCGACTTGCAGTCCACGCCAGCTATCAAGCCCGGAAAGGCCAGCATTCGGGTACATGGGCTGCCCAGCAAGCGGCGACCCCTTCGGATACACCTCAGTAGACACGGCAAACGAAAACGCCGGATCCAAAGCAACCCCGTTAGGAACCTGCAAACCTGCAGCCGCAATCAGCCCTACCGCTTTAATCAGATCAGCCGTAGCAGAATCCGTGGCCTCAACCGTATTCTTCGTCTTATCCAGCGCAGTCTTAACCTGTGTAGCAGGCGCCCCAGTGGCGGGATCAACACCATGGAAAGCGATCAGGTCAACGGCGCGACCAATAGAAGCACCAAGAGCCGGAGAAATAAGATCCTGAAGAACACCAATACGGTAATCATTATCGGCCCAAAGGAACTCATCCGAGACACGCTGCTGAGTCACAACCTTGATAGGCTGGGCCGTAAACCCAGAAATACTAAAGCCGGCAGAAGGCTTCTTTTCATCCTCGCCCACAATCTTCGCACGGGGAACACCCGAGAAGGTTACCCCTTTAACCGGCCCGAAAATGGTCGGCTGCTCCGGCGAAAGCTTCGCCAAAACACCCGCATCGATAGCACGATCCTTCACAATGCTCACAAAAGAGCCAGGAAGATCAATCTTTCCTGTATTAATTACATTGTCAGCCATTTAAATTCATCTCCTCGAATTCGTTACTAAAGCATCAGCAAAAGAAATGTTTTCTTGATGCTTTGCATCATTGACAGGGGTGCACCCTGCAAGACGACGAACACCATGCTCGCCGCGATCAATCAAAGCCTTCAAAGCCTTAGCAGACTCACCAATGGAATCCTCATCGCCACCCTGAAGGAAACCGATAGCCTCATCATCCAAACCATACTCGGATGCGATCTTGCGACGCAGATTCTCTACCGTGAGAGCATTAAAACGCTCCTCCAACTCACTGTTACGCTGCCGCAACTCGTCGATAGCCGACTGCGACTCGCCACCCGTTTCACGCAACTGCCTCAACTCTGCATAGTTGCTTTTAGCACGAGCCTCCCATTTACGGGCCTCAGCTTTCCAATCCGTGCCAGAAGAAGACTCCTCCTTCGAGGACTCCTTTAGTGGCTCCCCTTTCGAAGCCCCCTGCCCTTGTGACTCTTCTTTCACGGTAGCCTCTTCGACAACAGCCTCAACCTTTCCGGCCTCCTCGCTGCTGTTACCTATTTCACTTTGATCAACCATCTTGTTCTTTCTCCTTGCGGATAAACAACATTGACACTTTTTGTGGAGCACCCCTTGCGGAGACAACCACAAAACCAACAACCCATGTGACTGCTGGAAAAACCATGTTTAGCGCATGTCAGAAATGTCACGCATCATCGCCAAAATATTCACAGGCGACTCAGACAAACCCTTTTCCGTGCACCGTTCACGAGCCTTCTGATATATGTCCATGTACCGCTGGTCAGCCTTGGTGCGCTCCCACGGACCCACAACCTCAACCACCGTGCACCCGCAATGATCATGATATCGGGCACCAACAGGCCGCTTGCCTTTACGGCGATGCCTACCAACATGCCCGGCAGAAATCGCCCGCTCCTTCGTGGTGTAATCGTCACGAGTAGCCAACATGGCACAAAACGCACACGGATCACCATCAGTCACCCTACGCCACGTCCGATGCTCCGCACCAGCAGACCACTCAACCGTATCCCGGGCCGCATTCATCACCGCACGCTCCATACCAGACGTCACGCTATTCACGATATGATTCGCATCATCCGGATTATCGCCCACTCTTTTTACAGCGAATGCTGTACGGGCGAACGCGGCCTCCAGGGTGAAATCATCGATCACGATACGACCTACCTCAGCCCCACACATCCGCCGAAACTCGGACACAAAATCTACAGCCATCCCGACAGAACCGTCATGGGCGGCACGCTCCAAAGCCACACACAAACGCATATACTGGCCATCCGTGATACGCCCAGCCTGCCATAAACGCCCCAGTTCGGTGTAGTATCCGGCGTATTTCCCAGCAAACCGGATCAAATCCTTTTGGAACGCCGCAGCGAACTCTCTAGTTTCAACCCCGGCAACCATGCCAGTCACTCGCTAGTCTGTTTCGAAATAGCACCCGCCAGGGCCGCCAACGGATCCACCGATGTGGCACGATGATCCATCACAGCCTCAACCTGCGAATCATCCAAACCCAACATCTCCAAAACCGTGCGAGAATCAGCGGGAAGAATACCGGCACCAACCAGCTTCGTCACAGCATCAGCCGTAGCCGCCCGAGTTGGTGTGGAAGCATCACGCCAACGCAACCCCACATCACCGAAAAACTCTGCCCGATCAATACCCGGATCTAACGCCTTAGCGGCTAGATACCCAGTAGACAGCCACCCAAGACCGAAAGAAGTCTGCCTCCGCTCGGCACGCTTAACCAGCCGAGACTCCTCAGCCGCAAGCGCCTCCCCCGACGGCGGATTAGACGTGATAAACCCGAAATAGCGTTCCGGCACCGCAGCCTCACCAGCCATCAACTGGGCCAGCAAACGAATCTGGTCACTATAAGGGGTAGGACTGTTAACCGGAAACGAACCCACATTCGGGGTGTCACCGTCATCATCCTTATCTACAGCCCAAATCGACGCCATAGACATCACCCAGCCAGGCTGCGAAAACTCGTCCGCCGAAACACCCGTCACCCAACGCTGAGGGTAAGCGTAGAAATCTCGGTTCACAGACTGGCCCAACAATGTGCGCACAGCCTCATCCGTGTAAGAACGAATCGACCGGGTAATCTCCGAACGGCCATCAACCCGCGATGTGCGGCGCCGATTCACCAAAGGCACCAACGGCACCTCACCCAAAACATTCGGTATACGCCCAGCCTCTACCCAGCGGCCCCCCTGACACACACACTGCACAATCACATCAGGAAGCAACAACTCTGCCTCTATGACATCCTTATCCTTGGTAGGCTGCTCCACCAGAGCCGCCTCCAGACGCTGCCCATCAGGACCAAAAACACCGGTGCAATTCTTCGGCGACTGCGGGCGAACAACAACCCCACCCTCACCATCAGGAACCACCGCGATAAACGACAACCCAAAAATCAAAGCATCAAGGTGCGCGTCACACGAAGTGGTAGCAAGCCGATTAGCCGCATACACGGCATCCAAACCATACTGGTCACCACCAGACCATCCAAGCCAATCCAGACGCTCCTCCAAAGCATCCACCGCAATAGAAGGCCACGACACCACCGTCTGCACCCTTTGCAGCTCCCTAGGAATAGCAACCCCTAAATCGGCCACTCGGTGACTACCCTCATAGTAGCCCTCAATACGGCAATGCCACGAAGACAAGCCGCGAATCCGGTCATGCATACCCTCAATCAACGCCAACTCATCCGAGTTCATACCACAGACACCCGCTTCCTGCCACTACGCTCACGCCGCCTAGCCTTCGCCATCTTCGCACCAAGATACGCCAACGACACAGCCTCCAACGGCACCTCACTGCCGTCCTTAAACGAGGAACCCCAACCCCACGCAGAACCCTTCTTCTTCTGCACAGCCGACCTCACAGCAATATCCAACATGTCACGGCGAGCATCAACACGAGGATGAGACACAACACCCGAACGAACAC